TCCTTCTTCGTGTTTGGCGCAAACCAGCCCGAACCAGCCGAGACTGGCGACGATCAGCAGCTACCGGAACTGAAGCCTTACGACGTCCCGCGATTGGTCACGCCTTTAGTGGGGGGGCAAGGATATGGGCCTTCTGTGGCAGCGTGGGCTCAGCGTCATTTGCAAATCGAGTTGATGCCGTGGCAGGTGACGGCGCTTTCGTTGCAACTTGTTCACGATGACAACGGCGATTTGGTGTTTCGTGAGTCTTTGGTTAGCACGGCGAGACAACAAGGTAAGAGCGTTGCCTTAAGAGCCCTTATTGGCTGGTGGATTACCGAGTACGCAGTGCTGCACCGCAAGTCCCCGCAGAATGTGTTATCTACGGCAAACATGCTTGACCGCGCCGAGGCTATTTTCCTGGAACTGGCTTTTATTTTGAAGGAATCTTTTGGGGCAAAACTGATCCAGCAGATAGGCCGCAAATCTGTGCAGATGCCTGACGGGTCACGCTGGGAAGTTAGAGCTGCGACTTCTAAATTGCACGGCGGGTCTTACGACCTGATCGTGGTGGACGAGTTGTGGAACATCGCCCCGGACATTCTCGACGATGCTTTAAAGCCGTCACAAATTGCCCGCGCTAACCCTTTGCTTTCCATGTGGTCTACCGCCGGTGACGAGTCCAGCACCGCCATGATTAACTACCGATCTATCGCTCTTCAAGAAATCGACGAGGGCGTAATCTCTGAGCGTTGCTTTGCAGAGTGGTCTATTCCTGCTGGCTGTGATCCGCGCGACCCTCAATACTGGGGACTTTCTAACCCGGCGCTCGGTCGCACCATCACAGTTAAAGCTCTTCAAGCAGCAGTCAAATCTGATAGTTTCCCGCGCTCACACGGCAACCAATGGTCGGCGTCTCGTGGTGCCTGGCTTGATACTGGCGTATGGGATAAATGTAAAACCACCCAAGACTTCCCGCCGGGTGGAATCCTCGCCGTGGATTCATCCGTTGATGAGGCTCGATATATCGGCACCAGGGCAGTCGTCCACAACGGACAAGTATTCGTCAAACTTGAGTTCGTCGTAGACACCGAACAAGAAATGTGGACACACGTAGAGCGAGTCATGGCCAACCCCGCCGTGCTTTTACTAGTAACCCCCACGCTGGAAATCCACGTGCCGACAAACTTAAAACGCCGCTACCAACTGACGGGTTACGCAGAACTTTTGCGTTACACCTCGCTAGTGCGCAACATGATCCTTGAAGGCAAGGTGCTGCACGACGGAAACCAAACCCTTTCCGAACACTGCAGCCGAGCCACCGGTGTTCGCACCGCACAGGGATACGTACTGTCTAGTCAAAAATCCCCAGGGCCTATCGAAGCTGCACGTTGCATGGTGTGGGCAGTGTCCGCAGTAAGCCGACCACAAAACAAACAAAAACCAATGCTTGTAGTCATGTAGTACGGTTACTATTTAGGCAGGCTTGTCGTCAGTTGTCGGGATTGACGGCGAGCCACTATTCGAGGAATCTAAATGCCACTCTTTACCCGCAAAGAAACCAAAGCACAGATTAGCCCAGCACCTGTCCAAAAAGCAGCTGCAGCAGGCACTGGTTACTCTAAGAATCTTGCAGGCCCCAACATGATTGGGCAGTACTACTCATACGTTGAGGGCGAAGCCCGTAACCGCGCTATGCAAGTTCCCGCAATTAGTCGCGCCCGCGATCTTCATGCGAGTGTCATTTCTGCGATGCCGTTAAAAATGTATCGCGAGGCGTGGAACGAAACCGAAGCGGAGATGGACTATATAGACCTTGCCCCCCGCTCTTGGTTGCGCCGTCCCGACCCACAGATTCCTTATGAAACTCTCATGGCTTGGACTTTTGATGATCTCGCATTTTTTGGCCGTGCCTTCTGGTACGTACTTAGCAGAACAGCAGACGGATTCCCAGCATCCTTTACCCGCCTTCCTGCCGGGTCAGTAACTACCCAAGATCAAGACGGCCCCGTATGGTACGCACCGTCAAAAGAAGTATTTTTCCAGGGCGGGCAAATTGACCCCGACAACCTTGTGCAATTCATCAGCCCTCTTCAGGGTTGGATTTATTCCAGCGAACAAGCAATTGCTACCGCTTTAAAGATTGAAGACGCGCGATACCGATCAGCCAACACGGCCTTGCCGACTGGCGTTCTTCGTCAGACCGGTGGAGAACCGTTATCTGCACAAGAACTTGCCGATCTTGCAGCTGCTTTTAACCAGGCACGATTGACAAATCAGACCGCAGCACTCAACGAGTTTTTAACTTATGAAGCAACTACGGCAACCCCTGACAAAATGATGCTTATCGAGTCAGCGCAATTTTCCGCTCTTCAAATGGCTCAGATTTGCAATATCCCGCCCTACTTGCTGGGCGTGCCAACGGGCTCTTACGCATACACCAACAGCCGTGAGTCTCGTGTTGATCTGTGGCTGTACGGAACTAAGACCTACGCCGAGTGCATCGCCTCAACCCTGTCAAGCAACTCAGTACTTCCAGTAGGTACTTACGTTGAGTTTGATTTTGAGGAATACTTGGGAGAAGTCGAAGAAGCAAACACCAACCGCAACGTAGACGTTGAGGAATTTGAAACAGGAGAATCACGAGCATGATTAAATTAAATGCACAAGCAGTCACTATTGACGCAGCCGTCGGGGACACCCCCAGCCGGACAATAACCGGGATTGCCTTGCCATATGGAGAAACCGCAATTGTCAGCGATGGGACTGCGGTCAGGTTTGAACAAGGTGCACTTCCCGTAGACGGAAAGGCACCGAAATTATTTATGTATCACGATTCATCAATGCCAGTCGGCCTTGTTACCGAGCGCGTAGATACCGAAGAAGGCATGATGTTTTCTGCGCGTATTTCAGCAACCGCAGCTGGTGACGAAGCCTTGACACTTGCGCTTGACGGAGTTTTAGATTCCGTGAGCGTTGGCGTGAACCCCACACGATTTTCTTATGACGATGACGGCACAATGATCGTGACTGAGGCCGACTGGTTAGAGCTTTCGCTTGTCCCAATCCCAGCGTTTGCCGGTGCAGAAATTGAGAAAGTTTATGCAAGCGCAGAAAATCCTGTGTTAGCATCACAACAAGAACCCGACACAGAACCCACATCAGAACAAGTCGAGGAGACAGAAACCGTGGAATCAGTACAGCCCGAAGCAGCCATCGAAGCAGCTACACCAACCGCACCAATCCCAGCACAGGCAAAGCGTAACTTTGGTATGCCTTCTGCTGGAGAGTTCATGGCCGCTTACCACATTGGTGGCGAAGTATGGCAGCGTGTGAACGCAGCAGCCGTTGAAGTAGCAAAGTCAAAGCAGACTGCACTGCAAGCCGCCGCTGGCGACTCATTGACCACTGACACACCTGGCCTCTTGAATCAGATGGTGTTGGGTCCTGTTTTCACTGATCTCAATTACATCAGACCAGTCGTTTCAGCCGTTGGCGCTCGCGCGTTTCCAGACGGTGGAACTCAGAAGACCTTTATTCGCCCGACGTGGACGACCCACCCATCAGTAGGGGCACAAAGCCCAGAACTCGGTGGCGTTTCCGCAACCACACCAGTGATTGCATCCAACGTCGTTAGCAAGACAACCCTCGCTGGACAGGTCACACTGTCAGCACAAGACATCGACTTTACTTCGCCTGCAGCGATGGAAATCATCTTGCGCGACCTCGCTGGACAGTACATGTTGCAGTCAGACGCAGTCGCTTGTGCAGCAATCCTCGCAGGCGACACCGCTTCAGGATCTACATGGACAGTCACAGCAAACGACCCAACCTCGTTGATTTCTGCACTGTACGACGCAGCAACAGACATCCTCGCAGCAACCAACTTCTTGCCTGACCATATTTTTGTAAGTCCTGACGTGTGGAAAAAATTGGGCAGTCAGTTGAACGCAGAAAAATCCCCAATTTTTCCCTACACGGGCGCAGCTGGTCTCATGGGTGTGAACGGAATGGGCACCGCAAACGTGACACAGATGAACACCTTCAACCCACTCGGCTTGAACCTCGTCGTAGACCGCGCATTTGCTGACAACACCATGGTTGTAGCTCGTGGTACTGCAATAGAGTTCTATGAGCAGGTACGCGGAATCATGTCGGTAGAAGTACCAAGCACATTGGGCCGCACCTTCTCCTACTACGGATACGTCTCGACCTTCATCGCTGACGGCGATCAGGTCAAGTCCATCGCAATCGCCTAAACCCGAAAGGCGGTACCGCCATGGCGGTATTTAACATCACTTCTCGTATGCGTTTGGACAACTACTCGGTTGTCCAGACGCTAACGAATACGGACATTACGCCCGGTCAAGGCATCACTATCGCTGGACTCGGTGACGGGTTTGACGGCACCTTTTTAGTGTTGGCTTGCCCACAGTACGAGTACGTCGGTGTTGAATCTGACGGCGAGTTGATGTTTGACGAAACAGTGCCACGAGGCAATCAAGTTTTGTTTTATGACGCTGGCACAAACTTTGAGTATGACGTTGAAGTGCTTGGCACCCTGACATGGACACAGACGTGCACATGGATCACTAACACGCAAATAGCGAACTATCTTGACATCCCATTGACAAGCACCAATGCGGCTGCGCTGTTAGTGCAGTGCGCTGCAGCTGCAAACGCTTTTGCATTTCGTAGGCGTGTCGAGGCGGGTTATGGGCAGGATTCCCTTACGACCTCTCCTGGTGGAGATGTCACGCTAGGCACGATCATGATTGGCGCGGCTTATTTCCGTCAGCAGGGCTCGTACACGGCGCTGGCATCGTTTGACGGTATGGGCACACCACCCGCTAATGGCATTACGCCTATGGTGCTTCAGTTGCTGGGCATTAACCGTCCGCAGGTTGCCTAATGCCTTTGCCTTACGATGATTTATTTAACGAAGCGATAGATGACCTTTCGACGACGTTAAAAACAATCACCGGGTTGCCAGTTGCGATTGACCCGCGCCAAATCACCACTTCATGCGTGTTTATTGACGCGCCGTCTTTTGACGCTTGGAACTACAACATCGTGAAGCTTGACTTCCCTGTAAAAGTCATCGGATCAGGCCCAGGCAACCTTGACGCCTTGCGTGACATTCTGCAAATTACTTCTAAAGTTCTTGCAAAGAATGTTGCGGTCAAGTCAGGCCGTCCAACCGTGGTTTCTATTGGTGGCGCGGATTACCCCGCTTATGACTTGTTAATCTCAATGCAAGCAGAAACAGCGTAAGGACAGAAATGTTTAAGATTGTCAGCCCCCGCGTAGGAACACCCGGCGATGAGTTTGTCCCTGTGGCAGGCGTAAATCTAGAAGCTCTTGTTGCTGGTGGCTTTATCATCGAAGTAACAAAACCCAAAACAGCAAAACCCAAAGGTGATATCATCACCACAGACAAGGAGTCAGAATAATGGCAACAAGCACCTACCTCTCAAATCCAGTAGTCACCGTGAACTCGGTAGACCTGACCAATCAGTGCACCGCAGCTACTGTTACGCACCGTTTTGACCAGTTGGAATCAACCGCGTTTGGTGACACTGATCGCAAGTACGTCAAGGGCTTAGGCAACCATGAGGTGACGATTTCCATGTATATGTCCTACGCAGCAACCGAGACATACGCAACTTTGCAAGCTCTTGTAGGCACTACCACCACAGTGCGCGTACAGCCAACCTCAGCTGGAGATTCAGCAACAAACCCT